GTATCTTTCGCTTGTAGTTTTGCTTTTGGTGAGCTTAAACTCATGGAAGGATCTGCGAAAATCATATCGCTTATTGCAAGAGATGAGAATCAGCATCTGGCAATAACACAAAACATCATCAATAACTGGAGAAAGGGTGATGATCCTGAGATGAAGGAGATTGTTAAAGAAGAAGAGCAGTGGACATACAGTATGTTTGACCGTTGTGTAAATGAGGAGAAATTATGGGCAGAGTATTTATTTAAAGATGGTAGTATGATTGGTCTGAATGACAAATTACTCTTCCAGTATGTTGAATGGATTGCCAATAAGAGAATGAAATCAATTGGTTTAAAACCTGTATATGACATTCCAGCAAGAAACAATCCATTACCTTGGACACAACATTGGATTAGTTCTAAGGGTCTTCAAGTGGCACCACAAGAAACAGAGGTAGAGTCCTATGTTGTTGGTGGTATTAAACAAGATGTAAAGAAAGATACGTTTAGTGGATTTAAATTATAATACACATAGTATTTTTCCCGTTTTAATACATCAATTTGATGTAAATGGATTTAGTGAAATACAAGATAAACTAATTGATTATGCGTATAGTTTGAAGGAAAAAGATCCAAAAGGTACATTACTTTCAAATTATGGTGGGTGGCAATCTGAACTTTTTACTATCAATAACGAGGAAGATGTATTGCAAACATTTCTTGTAAATTGTCTTTCAGATTTTCCCGTTATTAAAAAATCCATTAATATGAAAGTTGAAGCATGGATTAATATTAATAAACCGGGTAATTATAATCGGACTCATACTCACCCTTGTTGTGATTTATCTGGAGTTTTATGGGTTAAAACACCTAAAGATTGTGGTCAAATTGAATTTACGTCTCCTGTTCAATTTCAAGCATTTAATGAAGTTGAATCATATACTGATGATTTTAAAAATCAAAATAATTTATTTCATTGTTATTTTTTTAATCCCATCGAAGGTAGAATATTAGTTTTTCCATCACATTTACGACATGAGGTAAAAGAAAACAAATCAAATGAAGATAGAATTTCAATTTCATTCAATATCAAATTATGAAAGATAAATCAAACAAGATGTCAAAAAAGACACCTTCTCAGGATTCAAACATTGAGAATCCGAGACCCGAAGAAGAAATAGCATGGGACATTGAGGAGTGTAGGAAAGCAATCCGTGATGCTGCGGATGATTATGATAAACTAGTTGGAGGTTAAAATGATTAATCCTTTTGGTAATGTACTAAACACAAGAGAATCTTATAGTAGATTCTATCAAAAAAAATTTACTGAGGTTGAAGTACAATTTCAAGATGAAAATCCTGCATGGATTCCTTTAGAAACATTATTATCAATGAGGAAGATATATAGTAAAGAGTAATATGAAATCTGCATGGCAGTTGACTATGAGAACCCTTGGATGTATGAAGGTAATCCTTTTACCTCTGATGATATCGGGGATTACTATGGGTTCGTCTATCGCATCACCAATACTACAAACGGAAAACAATATATCGGAAGAAAGTACTTTACCCAAAAAAGAAAACCCAAAGGAGGAAAACGAAAAGTTACATCAGAGTCTGACTGGAAAAAGTACTATGGAAGCTCTGATGATCTTAAACGAGATATTAGAGAAATTGGCAGAGACTCTTTCAGAAGGGAAATTATCTCCCTCCACACAACCCTTGGAAAAGTAAACTACGAAGAGACAAAACAATTGTTCTTGCATAATGTGTTGATGGAATCACTTGACGACGGGACACCAATGTATTATAATAGCAACATACTTGGACGATACATGAAAAAGGATTATGGACAATTTGGAGAGAACTCTAAGGAGTAATCGTGACTGGGCATTAAAAAGAATTCATAGAATGTGTGATACGGATGATCCATATAACTTTATGGATGCAGCTGCAATTGTTTCAGAATTTGAAGAATGGTTTGATACAAAAAATGAAGAATGTGATATTCTTTCTTTTGTTTATGAAGAAAAATAAAAAAGCTATATAGTATGAATTTGTTTAATAAGATGGTAGATAAAAAACTAGAACCAAAGGTTGAGGAAAAACCAAAAGGTATCATTGGAAAAATTAAAGAAAGTATTGATGATAAGGATGAGCAACTTGCATTTCTATCTACAATTGTAAGACTTTCTGTTCTTGTATGGTCTGCAGGTATTTTAACTTTAGCATACGTTAAGTTACCAGCAGCATTTAATATACCAGAACAAAAGCTAGATCCAACTTTCATAGCTTCGGTTTTCACAGGAACTTTAGCGACTTTTGGCGTCGCAGCTGCAGGTAAGAAAAAGAGTGGAGACGGTAGTGGTAGTGCAAACATATCTAAGAAAGATATGGAGTTTCTAATTGCAAAAGCATCTGAAACTGCACCAGCACAAACAATTAGAATTGAGCAAGCACCAGTGTCAATCGTACCGACTGCTGCACCTAAAAAATAATGGATTTCGATAATATGGATCAAGATGAAGCAATGTTTGGATCAGAGGTTAAAATTTCTAATCCGACACCACCAAAAAAACCAAAGAAAAAAATTAACTTTACGAAGTGGTTTGCACTTGGACTTGGTGGAGTTTTTGGTTTATCTCATATTGGTATGATTGGTATGGTGAGTCGAAAAAATAGTGTACCAATTATAAGTCCACCTGTAGGACCTTACACATCATATGTGATACAAGCAGATAAAGAAGGATATAAGTTAAGTTACACAGCAAATGATCCCAAGACAGCATTCATTACTAAGGACATCAAAGAGAAGGGTGGTTTCTTAGGACTAGCAAATGAAAGTACTCAAGTTACCGAAGAGTATTTTATGGATGGTCAAACTAATCAAGGTGGTGCGGTATCAAACAACAGGTCTTGGTTAGATCAGAAACCTGGTTTAACAGACGCACAAGCAGCAGAGATAAATGATGCACGAAAAAGTGAAGCCTGTATCAAAGCAGTTGGATCCGCAGAGGGTACAGGCAGATTGGTTGGGACAAGTGTTGGTGCTGCTGCTGCTCCTACTCTTTCCACTATTCCCTTTGTTGGTTGGGTTGCTGCTGGTTGGGTAGCAATGTTTGGTGGTAATCAAGGTGCTGAACTAGGTGGTAATCTGGCAGAAGACCTAAACAAAAATTGTTAAATCTATTATGAAAGATCAAGCATCAGTAGGAGCAGAATCTTCTGCTATCAAATATGATAGAGCACTGTCTCTATTCACAGAGTCAGTTATGAAACCTGACCACGATTTGCGTGGTTGTGCACACAATCAGGGTTGTTATGATGAACTCATGGAGATAAGAGAACATGTATTGGAGTATTTAAAAACTTTAAAAGAAGTTACACATCATACAAATCCAGATGAAAGTGATGAGATAGAGACTCAAAAACTAGTAAATCAAAAACCTTACTACACTAAATGGAGATAGTGTGGAATTCCACATATTAATGCGTATTTATACCTAGTGTGTTATTATAAATAATAATGTACTGGAGTTGAAACTATCATGTCCCATTACGTAATTGGTTATCACGACCAACAAAACAATCATTATGAAATCTGCGAGTACGCAGATGACGCATACAACGCAATAAGACAAGCACGAGAGGATTTGCCTGGTATGAAGGCAAGTCCTCTTTCTTGTGAGTACTGTCTTAAGGAGGAGTAATGAAAAATTTACCACTGAAATCAGCATCAATTATATTTGGAATAATAATCGGAACAGGTTGGTTCTTAATACCACTAGCATGGTCAAATCCAATATTAGTATGAAAAAATTTAATACATGGGTCTTGGATACTACAATCTATATCCTTGACTTCCTCTACAGAGGTAGAGATTTTCAAAGATTCTGGGTTCTTGAGGTAATTGCAAGAGCACCTTACTTTGCGTTCATTTCCGTACTTCATTTTCGTGAATCACTTGGATTAAGAGGTGAGGAGCATATATATTTGATGAAAGAACATTTCTATCAGGCACTCAATGAAACGGAACATTTGGAAGAGATGGAACTTAGAGAAGGAAATAAGTATTGGATCGAT